AATCATTTGTGGGATGATGAAACCCAAATCATTTGGGCGTGTATCGTCAGCTTCTGGTTTGGTGGTCAGGCGTTCAAAAAATGAACATCAGCCCCCAAGCTGTTGAGATGGTCAAGCACCATGAAGGTGTGAGGTTTAAGCCTTACCGTTGCCCAGCAAAACTTTGGACAATAGGAGTCGGTCATGTTTTATACCCAGATCAAGGCAAGATACCTGTCGATCAAAGAGATGGTTATCCGCTACGCCCAGAAGATAACCGCACGTTTTCAGCGGATGAAGTAAACGCCATTCTCAGAAATGATATTGCAAGGTTTGAACGTGGAGTACACACTTTATTTCCTGTCGATCTCAGCCAAGGGATGTTTGACAGTCTTGTTTCTTTTTCTTTTAACTGCGGCCTGGGAACAACCCAGCGTTCAACGCTACGCCAGAAGGTGCTTAGAGGCGACAAGGCGGGTGCTGCGGATGAATTCTTAAAATACGCCAAGGGAGGCGGCAAAGTCTTGCCAGGGCTGGTTAAACGCCGCCAGGATGAACGGGCGCTATTCCTCCATCCATAACAATATCTGAACAAATACCCAGGCGACTGCCACCACAACGGCAGCGCCCAGGCATAGGATTAAAAACAAACCCATCATGTGTTTTCCTGTGGTGGTGTGCAAGTGTGAATGTCGTTTGTGCGCTTGCCGCATCGGGGGCAAAAGTTTTGCTCTGTGCGCTGTGCCAATCGTTCTTTGAGTGCGGTGATGGCTTTTTCATAGATTGATTTACGCTCAATCATTAGCGTTTCCAACGCATCAAGCGCCAGCTTTATTGCTTCTTTGTCAGTCATGCTAGTCCCCTTGTTTTCTACATTTTCAGCGTACCGCATGATCTGGTGCTTGCGTGACCCCTGCATACCCCAATCCCCTTGCCGCTTGGCTAAATCCTCAAATGCTTCATCTTCTTCATTCATATCAACTCCCGTTGTACAGGTACAAACCGCCATTCACGTTCTGCCCTGCCTGATTTTGATTTAGTAACTTGCCCAGTTAATTCCACCAAGCCAATCTTGGCTAACTCAGGCAAGCGTCTAGCCACTTGATTGCCATCTAACCCAGTTAGTTCAGCGATGCCATCTTTGCCCCTTGCACCGAAACGCTGGAGACAATCCACAATTAATCCACTATGAAGCCGTGCCAAGTCCTGCGCTTGATCTGCGGCGGCATGGCTGGTGGATGGGTCAAGTGATCGCGCACGTTTAAAAAGCAAGGTCATCATCAAACTCCTTTTGTGGCTGGCGTTCAATTGGTTTGGGGTCGTAGCAGTTTGCCCAACCATCCCATCCACCTTTTGGCAGGGGTATCACATCTAACTTAATTTTGAGATTGCCGTTATCTTCAAACACTGTGCCAATGTTTTGATATCGTTTCTTTTCCTCGCCCATTTTGTTGATGTACGAACCAGTTACCACGGTGATGTCTTTGATCTTTTTCATGCAAGGCTTTCAAGTTGTTGGATTTTCAGTTCTACTTCACGCAAAAATTGGCTGACCATGTTTTCAAGGTGCTGGATAACTTCTTTGTCAGCCATTACACGCTTGATGAATAGTTGGTGCTTTTCAGGCATCCGTGGGTCAAAGGAAACAAAATCGCACCATGGGCGTTCTGTGCAAGCCATTTGCCACATCATTTGAGTGATGTATTTTTCAGGCACTTTTTGGTCAAGCAGGGTTGCAATGTGAGTTGCGGTATTGGGGCATTTGATCTCCACCAAACCATCATCCGCTAACCCATCAGGTGACGCACCAGACATCTCAATCCAAGGGTGGGTAATGAACCCTACCTCGGTTACCAAAATTTCCACCTTGGCCTCATAAGCGGCCCGGGCAAAAGGTTCGGTATCTGTACCCCACTGCATAGCAGAGTTGCTAAACGATTCAGCGGGTTTGCCAGTCATTCGTTCGCACACAAGTTGGGCCATGTAATTGTCCCTGCTGGTGCTGTAACCAGTCTTGGTTTTGGCAATGACATCAGCAACCCTGCTGGCGGTGACTTTGCCACATCGGGCGGCAAACCATTCTGTTGTACCTTGGTCCATCATTCGCCTTTCAGTTCGTTGGCTAATTGAGTCTCAAGCAAAGCCTTTTTAGCGTCCTTTTTGGCGATGACCTTGGCAACCCATGCCTGTTCACCTTTGGCGGCTGTATACGCTGTTTTGTAGGCTTTCTGGAGGTCTGCTATCGTGATGACTTCATCCATTGCCAAAAGTAAATCAACCATTTGATGCTCATTAACTTCTGACTTAACCTCGGTGCGGCGAGAACCTGCATTGCCATCATCGTCCTCAGGCGCAATGCCACAAGCCGCCATCAAACTGTACCGCCGTGCATAAGTCAAAGCCGACCCATAACCCTGAGGGTCTTGCTTAGATGCCGGCACATGGAGAATTCCGCATTCAAGCATCTCGCCTGATTCGTGCACGAACATGGTTTCTACCATGACCCCATCGTTGCAGTCGTAGCATTTTTGAATCAGGGCAATTCCGTTGTCGTTCAACCCTTGAATCACAGCCTCAACGCAAGCTGATAGGTCGGCGTAGCGGCTTTTAAAGTGCGGATTGGTGGATGACTTGAGAGCAGGGCCAAAAGCCTTTTGTGCTTTGACCAGTGCGGTTGCGATGTTTTTCATTCTGAGTCCTTTGCGATGAGTTGAGTTTCGAGGTCTTTGATGTATTCCTGGGCGGTTTCTAAAAGATTGATATGAGTTCGCAAATGCGATTCCAAAAGCCCAACGTGATAGGCCAAGCGGTTCTGTGCGGGTTCGCCAGCGTATTGTTTGTCGGCAACAAATTTGATGTTGTCAATGATTTCGTTAGCGTTCATTTCATGGCCTCCAAATAAAAATATCAAGGCAAAGCACGATCAAGGCAACCAAGGCCAAAACCCTGATAACTTTGTCGCCAGTGGAATGTTTGGCAACGTGGATTTCAATGGCTGCGCCATACTCAACTGTGTGAGGGAAAGCCTCATTCATCGTTCTGGGGTGTTTCATCTTGTTCATCCTCTGGTTGGTTGTCGGGGTTGTAGTCTGTGTTGCGGGTGAGGATTTGCCCCCACCGCCATTCTTTGTAGTCGTCTGAGTACATAAAATTTAAAAGAAGGGCCGAAGCCCAACCTAAATTAAGCAAGCAAAATTTCTTCAGCTTCAGATTTCAGCCGATTGCCATTGCCAAACCAAGCATTGTTCATGCGAGTATCTACGTTGTGCCCACGCTCATGGTCAACGTATTGGGTAACGGCGTTTAGTAAGCCCCATTTAGTACCATACACGCCATTATTATTTGCCCCTATACCTGCACCATCAAATAGTTCCAAGACGCGTTTAAAGCCGCGAGATTCCTTAAAGGTGCTGGTTTGTGGATTAAAAGATGCAGGGAACAGCGTGTTGGTAAATTCACGAGCAAATTCGGTGCTGACACCTATACGAGCTAATTTGCGGTACTTGTCCATCATGCCCTCAAAGCCACCAACAATTAGTCCTAAACGGTCACGCATGAGACTAGCGTCAAAATGTGCTCCGTGGGTAAGGTTAACGCGGCTTGGTGCAGTTTCTGCATCGGCTGCAGACAAAGTGTTATTGCACACTACGCGAATGCTGGTGAACTGCCCTATGGTGGCTGCTGTACCATCAAAGCTGGTGGACAAAAGCAAGTAACCACGCACAGCATCATCATGGAGTACTACAGCTTCTTTGTTCACATTAGCCAAAGCCCAAATGCGTTTACCGCCTTTAATAGCCCCGGCAACTTCTAAAGTAAATCCAGCAGATTGCACCAGCGTGTTGAAGAAATCCAGCACGTCAGCGGGTTGGTGCACCTTATAACGGTCAGTCACAACGCCTAAAGGTGCATTTGTGTCATTGCGATAGATTACTTTTTGGTTGGGGATTTCGCTGTAATTTTGCCCATCAAACGAGAACATAATGGGTTGCAACTTTGCTTCCCAATCTAATCCAGCCTCTTTGCGCCAGACATCAATGGGTGCATCAGGGGTTAACTGTTGACCAAGGCCATGCCAAGGTGTTGTATTGACAAAAGCAATTTCTGCTTTGCCAGTGACTGTGTTGTTTTCAATCATATGTGCCATGTGAGACTCCTTAAATACCCTATGCGGAATTGCTGGGGCATGGTTGCATTGTAAAGGGTTCTTAACAAGCCGTGTAAATTACTTTTAATAGTTGACTAAATTGGTATGGTATTAATGTTCACGGCTCTTAACATAGAATAGGAAGATGACAAAAGAACAGGCTACCAAATTGGCGGGGTCACAGAGTGAGCTTGCAAGGATTCTTGGCATCAGCCGTGCGGCTGTGAGCCAATGGCGACAGATGCCTGAGGGCAGGGTTTGGCAACTCAGGGTCTTGAAGCCTGAATGGTTTTTGGGTTAAAATGGATAAAAGACGCTTGGCGGCGTTTCGTAGTGGGGTTAGCCCTGAAGTCTGCTGGTACTACGCCAGTCCGCCAACATCCACCAGGATGAGACCTCAGGGCTAGCCCTTTTTTTTTGGGCTTTTATGCACTATTACCAATTCAACATTGGCGATTACAAGTCGCACACAAACCATTTGGATTTACTTGAGGACTTGGCATACCGCCGACTTCTTGACCTGTATTACCTACATGAACGCCCGTTGAACATCGGTGTAGCGTCCGTTGCACGACAGATAGGTATGCGTGAGCATGAAGACAAAGTTAAATTAATTCTTGAAGAGTTTTTCCACATTTCGCCAAATGGTTGGGTCAACCCACGGGCTGACCGAGAAATTCAGCATTACCACGGCAAAATTCAACAAGCGTCAAGGGCTGGTAAAGCATCCGCTGAACGCAGGTCTAACGGACGTTCAACGGACGTTCAACCAAACAATAAACAAGAACCAATAAACATAAAACATAAAACAAATATAAATACAACGCCTGAAGGCGTTTCACAATCTGTCTGGCAAGACTTTGTTTCACATCGAAAAGCCAACAAAGCATCAATCACCCAAACTGCAATATCTCGAATTGCTAACGAAGCTGAAAAAGCAGGGTGGACGCTTGAGCAAGCATTGACCGAATGTGTGGCTAGGGGATGGAGAGGTTTTAAGGCAGACTGGGTTACTGAAAAACAAATGCAAAATGGCTTGACAAAAACAGGACAGCGCAATGCAACTGTGCTTCAAGGTTTAACTCGCGGATTACTTGGAGGGCAAAGCAATGTCAAATTACTCGCAAAATGATTGCACCCAAGACGAAGGATTGGATTACATCTTTGGTCGCATGAGTGCAATTTACGGGGCGGCATTTTTAAGGCACTGGGAGGGCATTGACCTAAATTTGGTGCGGGAGGAATGGCAAAGACAACTTGGAAATTTTTTGACGTATCGCCCAAGCATGGACTACGCCATTGACAGGCTGGGTGGTGACTTTGTACCAAGCGCAATTAAGTTTCGGGAATTCTGTAATGCAGGGCCAGTCGTGCCGCGGTATGAGTTGCAGATTACCCATGACCCAAAGCCTGTTGACCCTGAAGTGGTTGCAGAAGCTAAACGCAAACTTGCTGAATTGAGGTCAAGATGGACGAACTAGAAAAGTTAATGTGTTCTGTGCCTGGGTGCAATAAACGCTGGTCAGTCAAAATTGATGC